GACGACGCTGCGACGTTCTGTTCGCCATGATGCGCGACGGGACTTTTTATACCCCGCAGGGGTCATAACATGCTTGACAACTTAATAGGGGCACCCCCCCCGGAGAAAACGCATATTGCTCTGTTTACAAAAACCGTCCACATGCAGGGAATTCGCAATGTCCGGCGAAAATAGCATCGTAAATGAAGCATGTAATCGCGCACGGGAAAAATATGGATTTCCAAAAATCTGAATATTCTCCGCCGTGCAAAAATGCGAACAACATCACTTCACTAATCAACCTGACATGGCATACTTAGCACGCTAACTATGATAACAAACTAATACCCTAAAACTCATGGTTCCGGGACTGGTCGTGGTCCCGTTTTTTTATTCAGCCAGCAGGCCATCCGACAACATAACTGCGGATCGCCTTCAGGTCTGTCAGCGCCTCAACCTCGGCTTTCATCTGCAACTGCCGTGTATTAATCTCCACTCCCTTCGCAAACATCGCCTGCTCTGTCGCTTCACTCAGTGCCATCCATGATGCTGCCGTCATTGGCACATCATTATTATCAGCATCCGTCCGGAAAAATTTCTCTGGCAACTTAAAACAATATCCTATATATCCGGCGTCTCCGGTATGTAGAACGTGAAGTTTTTAAAATTATTTATTTACCATTTAACTAATTTTTAGATCCTGGGGTACTCCCGTCTTTTTCATTGCCTCCACGAAAGCGGAACTAACAGAACCTGACCAGTAATACTGGAACCCACTAACAACGCCCTGATAAATCATGGTTTGTGTAGCACCACCTACGTTTACGGTGATGTTACCTGCTTTACCACCGGCTAAATAAACAGCAGCTGTCGGTGTAGAGTTCGTCAAAAAGTGAGAAAGTGTAACGACAGCCCCTACCAGCCTCCCTGATCCGCAGCTTGCGGCGTTTGTAATTGTACCTTTACTTTTTTCTTCTAAAGGCCAGTCAGCGCCAACTGCGCCCCAGTTATCAACCTTGTCAGAGGATTTCCATTTATAGTACTCAGTTGCAATTTTACAGCCCATAGTTCGCCCAACCATTTGGCTCATCATAAAAGGTTTACTCAGTCCCAGTTTGGTTCCGGCGGCTCCCATCCACTGCTCACCTGTTTCGCTCTTAGCCGAAGAGCCTACCCATCCCGATGTTACCCCCATCTCATCTCCCCCTTCTGAATGCGTGGGGTGAGTGTCACCCCACAATTTAAATTCAGTAGAAACCAGAAACTACAACAGCTGTCGTTTACTTCTCCCGGAGTTCTTTAATCTCATGACGAAGTGTTTTAAAGCCCTCGACTAACAATGCAATTATGCCGTTGTAGTTAAGACGCAGACGTTTTTCACCAGATATAACGTCTGCGTCTTCAGTTACCAGTTCAGGCAATGCTTTTTGTGCATCCTGAGCAATTAAACCAACCGACGTTTGCCAACCGTCGGCAGAGTACTGTATCTCGTAAAGATAACCAGTAAGTGCCTCCAGACGATCTAACGCATTATCCAGTTTTACCAGATTTCGCTTGTTGCGTTTATCCGAACGGATCTGAATATCGTTAAATGAGCCGTTTCCGGTCACCGTCAAATTGCCATTAATACCACCATTAAAAGTTTGTGCCTGAGTCCATGTATTGGCAGTAGTAAGCAGTTCTGTTCCTTGCCCGGGGGCTCCTATGTCTCCCTTCGGTCCCTGTGGCCCCGCCGGACCTGCTGGACCTGCTACTCCCGGATCACCTTTATCGCCTTTCGGCCCCGGCGCACCTGCCGGACCTGCTGGTCCAGCCACTCCCGGATCGCCTTTGTCACCTTTTGGCCCCTGTGCGCCTGCCGGGCCTGCAGCTCCCGTATCTCCCTTTGCCCCCTGTGGACCTGCATTTCCCGTCAGACCGGTCTCTCCCCTGTCGCCTTTCGGCCCCTGCGGGCCTGCCGGACCAGCATCACCTGCCGGCCCCCGTTCACCGGTTGCCCCTGCCGGGCCGGTGTCGCCACGCTCTCCTTTATCTCCCTTCGGCCCCTGAGGACCCGCGGGCCCCGGTTCCCCCTTTGGCCCGGGAGGTCCCACCACGGTGGGGATTCGGTTTACGGCCTCTTCCGCCGCTATCCTGCTTTGTTCCGCTGACTGTGCGCTTTCTGCTGACTCCCGGGCTTTTTCTGTTGCGGTCGTTGCATCCCTGACTGCATTACCGGCTGCACTTTCTGCCGTCTTTTTTGACAACTCAGCATCTGTTGCACTTTGTAATGACTCACTGGCTTTTTGAGCGGCCGCAGAGGCCGAGGACGAGGACGCCTCCTCTGACTGCTTTGCTGAGGCTGCACTTTCTGCCGCCTGCCGGGCTGACTCCGATGCATCCCCTGCTGAAGTGTCAGCATTTGCAGCGCTCTCTTCTGCCTGACTGGCTGATATGCCGGCATTCCTCGCTGACGTCTCCGCCTCTCCGGCATTCTTCTTCGCCTCCTCTGCGTTACGCACCACCTCTTCCACCATCAGTTCAAAGCGACGCAGTGCCTCCGGACGGGCATCATCCTCAGTCATGGCACCGAGAAAATCATTCAGCGTACCGGGTTGAGAATCTTCATACACGGTGATAGTCCCGGCATGTGACGGCGGGAATCCCTCCACCAACAGAATAACGCTGTACTGACCATACTCAACGTCCATACTGTAACGCCCGGCTTCATCCGGATTTTCTGAGGCCAGCGTGTTCACCACCACCGTGGTACTGTTACGTTTTGCTTTCAGCTGGATTGTGCAGTTCTGTACCGGTTTTCCTGTGCCGTCTTTCAGTACACCAGAAATCTTTACTGTCATATTCACCCCACAAAAAAGCCCGCCTGAACCGGCGGGCTGTCATGACACTGTGTTACCTGGCTAATCAGAATTTATAGCCGACACCCACGATGAAACCGTCAGTGCGCCAGTCGCCACTGCCGGAACCTTCATAAGCAATATCAATGGCCACGGATTCGGTCGGGTTAAACTGCACGCCAGCCCCCCACGCCAGAGACGTGTTGCTGTGGCGACCGTCATCACTTCCGGTCAGCACGTCGTGCGTTTTCCCCTTGTTGTCAGTTACGCGGAGATAATCCCCGGAGAAAGTCGACACACGGCTGTAAGCCACACCCGCCATCGCATACGCGCTGAACCATTCATTCACGCGCACAGACGGCCCCGCCATTACGCTGAACCAGCGGTTACGAACGGAATCTTCATGCCAGCGGGTATCGCTGTAGTGCGTTTTTTTCTCATCTTCAGCATTGGCATAACTGAAGGACGTAATCAGCCCCAGCGCGTCCGTAAACTCATAACGGTATTTCACGTTAATCCCGTTCAGATTATCGCTGCCGGGAGCGTTCGTACGGGCATGAAGATATCCCGCGCTCAGTGTGGACTGATGTTCAGACGCCCATGCAGGCGCACCGGATACGGACAGACAGATGGCTGCGGACAAAATGGCTGCACAAACTTTACGCATAATTACCTCTCGCTTTTCTGCAATAAAAAAGGCGCCATTTCTGGCGCCCGTATATGGGTTATAAAATTCAGCTGATACTGATGCCTGCGGTGGCTTTCTTCATCACCACAACCAGCAAATCGCTGATACTTGCTGTGGGATACCAGTTATTCACCAGCCATGCTGATACCGAAAACTCCAGCGTCATGTGACCGTGACCAGCAGGCATATCAATAACGCCACTGTAAATCAGCGTATTATCCAGCGCGGTACGGTTATAAATTTCAGCACCGTTTTTCCGCACTATCAGACGGCATGAGGAGTAAATATCAGTATGCTCTCTCTCATGCTTAGCGCCGCTGAATGCCACCGCCGGAATAACAATTTGCCGGTCAAAAGGCTGATCGTCATAAATCCTGACGGTAACGGTCCCTGATGGCCACCGCTCCGGTGCCCGGGAGTCCCGCGGAAAAGCCTTACCCACTGTTTTAACGAGATCGCCTTCAATCTGGTTCGCGGACAGTTTTCCCAGAACCCGGCAGTTCTCGTTAATCGTGACGTTGTTGAGCGTCCCGGAGTTCGCATTCACGTTACCGCTGATATCAGCATTTCTTGCGGTCAGCCTGCCCTCCGGCGTCAGGGAAAACGTCGGGGGATTGCCGGACGAGGTGATACTCACCGCAAACAGCCGCTTCAGGAACACATCGTTCATGAACAACTGATTCCCCTGCGCCACAAATAACGGCGTGGTGTTGCCGTCCTCCGGGTTAATCATCGCAATACGGTCAGCCAGCAGCAGTATGTTGCTCAGGGGCTGGCCATCAGTATCCTCAATCCCCGCTCCAATACCGGCAACATAGGGTATGCCATTTTTTGTTTTCTGTACCTTCAGCATGTAAAGTGCAGCAAGGTCATCATTTGTGTCCTTCTGCACGCGCTGTATCTGCTGTATGGTGGCGCTCTGGTCCTCCAGCGTTTTACTGACCGTCTGTGTGATTTCATTGCGGGTTTCGGTGATGGTGGTCTTCATCTCCGCCATCTCATCCGCAAGCTGGCTGTTGTCTATCAGCTCCCACAGCCCCTGAGCCAGATGCAGTTTTCCTATTTTTTCCCGAAACAGCCCCAGATACCCTTCTGCATCATTGCTGGCCCGTCCACTGGCCTCCACAAAAGCAGATTTCCCCACCAGGTTGACGCTGCGCACGTAAAACCAGAAATCCTTCCCGGGCTTAATGTGCGGGCCGGATACACTCCACTGACTGCCGGTCCCCAGATAACGGGCAGAGGTTTCCACCTGAGATGTGTCTGCGATTTTTGCCTCCGAAAACCAGAACTCAAACTGTACCGTCGGGTCATACACCGCAAGACGCGGTACCGCTGTTATCTGAAAATACCCCGGCGTCAGTTCAATGGTGGCGGGTTTTGCTGGCGCGTTAATCCGGAAGGTGGTGGTGGCCGGTTCGCCCTGCTGGCCATAACTGTTAATTGCCCTG